AACGGCTACAAAAGCCCGTTCGATGGCCTTGCGTCGTCGGACGGGTGGCGTAGTCATATCGAAGGAGCCATAGCTGAATTGGTAGTGGCAAAAGCTACCAATAAGTATTGGCCTGGTCCTACCTGGTCCTTTAAAGACTTGAACGATGTTGGGCCGTACGAGGTGCGCTACACCCAGTACGCTCAAGGTCACTTACTGTTGTATCCCTCCGATAAAGACCAGGCACCTTACATTCTTGTTACCGGCAAATATCCTGATTACGAAATAGCTGGGTGGATTTACGGTAGGTACGGCAAACACCCCGATTACTGGACGGAAGAAACTAAACAACCCTGTTATAAAATACCTCAGACAGCATTGGAGCCTTATGAAACTTTACACACTGCACACGGTAAATGACGGCAAATGGCAGATTAAGCTGTCAATTCGTCGGAACCCTGACTACGAATTTGAGTTTGAGCCTAGACCCGATATACGCCTCATAGTGGAAACTAATTACGAAGAGTCGCCGGAGGTATTGGCTAAGATACTTCTAGACTCTGTGCTTCACTGTGAGGCTGTAGAGGTGCATCTGCTATGCGGTCAAGGCTTGTACATGGAGCGTGTAAACGGTGACCGTTAAGCCAGCCAGTCAGTTGTTTCAAGAACAGATGTGGCGTGAGCTTCAGGCAGCGCACAAAGTTAAGCAATGTGAGCAGGTGAAGAGAAACTACGATAAACATCAAGAAGCCGTTATCGTGTCACTTATGATGGTGAAGGATAAAAATGGTAAACGGAAAACAGAAAGGTAGCGCCGGAGAACGAGAGTTAGCTGGTAAACTTAGAGAACATGGGTTTACAGCTAGACGCACACAACAGTTTTGCGGCGCTGCGGGGGACTCTGACGTTGTTTGCACCGAACTAGCTGACTACCACATCGAATGTAAGCGGGTTGAGAAGCTGAACGTAGACAACGCCATGGATCAATCCCTGCGAGATTGCAAAGACAAGACACCCATTGTATGTCACCGGCGCAATCATAAACCTTGGTTGGTAACGATGTACCTAGAGGACTGGCTACAGCTAGTTAAGGATGAAAGATAGAGACTTAACTTTCTTAACCGAGCATGTCGGCCATCACGCTACGCCGGAACAGTTGCTATGGTTAGCAGTTATCGACAGAGCCCTCGTAGACTACATCAAGTTCTACAACACCCTTCCTGCCAAACATCGCCGTTCGTTAGACTGGTTCCTGTTTGAAGATGATTCAGTTCCTAACAACCTAGTTTATATCTGCGAACAGTTATTCAACGATATGGATGTAGTTAAAAACATTCGCAAACGTGCCGTTGCTCTGGCAAAAGGATACCTGCCTCAGCAAGAGATTGACGACTACAAACGCAAGCGGTACAGCTTGCGAGTCAAAAGCAAATACTACTAACGCTTCTTCTTTTTGTCGACCAGCGACCAAGCTTGAGATACGCCATAAAGAAAGGCACCAGCCACAACTGGCTCTGCGGCGTGTGCAAGGTTCTGAGCGTCGGTAGCTTCAACACCAAGAGTAAGCAAGCCACCAGCCGCTAACGTAAGCAAATGTCGGACGATGGATAAAAGTATCGGCATAAAATACCTGTTGTTCTATCAAAGTTTTTCAAACGAAAACCGCACCTTCTTTTTCGAGGGTCAACAAACGTGTCACCGATGCCGGTGTTGCAGTTCATCCACGGCTCCCAATAGTACCTAATAGCACATTGTTGAGAGTTAGCGACCCACCTTCTTACAGACACGGTAGTCCCGTCCAACCCGTCCATATCCGTTATACACGGCTTAAACTCTGGCACATCATGGCCGTGTCGTTCGCAAATGAATCCCCAGAGACAACGCTGCCGGTATGGATTGTCCACAAGAATACAGCTAGGCAAAGCAATAGATACCCGATTGAATAAAGCTCTTCGTGCTGGTCCATCTAAGTCACACTCCAAACAAGGACTAACGTAGCACTGAACGGGACTCTGTGCCTTTGCCAATCTCTTTTTAAACCGCTGTAATACCGCATTGAATCGTCGATTAAGCCGTGACCTTGGTCTGTGGACGGCCCGACTAGCTGAGGCCTTAGAATAGCCGTACAGGACCTCATACCGACCACACCGGCGATTCCGCATACACGGCGAATTCATGAGATGCACCCTAATTACTTTAGGGTTAGGAAGTTTTAAGACCTTATCGCCGCAGGGACACTTTGCGTTGAAGGTGTTTTCAATCCAGCCAGTGACGACGGCGTCTTGCGCTGCAAGTGTTTGCAACGTGGCCTGACAATTCCAATCTTTGTGACACATTGCCAGGTAACTAGGGGCTGCGGCGGCTTGTGGTGCGTATAAAGATACTATAAGTATCGCTATAAGCACCCGCATCATTTGTCTAATACCCTGTCGAGTTTCTGTTCAATGCGCTCAAGCCGCTGCTTAATGTGAGACAGCTCAGTTTGGATGACCTGCACTTCCATGGTTACACGATACTTACTTTCTTCTAGTTCGTGCAGTGAGTTTTTAACTGACCTATAGTCCATGCCAACAATGGATATGACAATGCCAATCAAAGCCTTCACAGCAAGGTCAAGCCAGTAGCGTATTTGAGTGAAATCTCCGTCGGTCAATGTACTCGGCCTCCACCATAAGCATCTATAACAACTAGTTGTGCTTCTGTAGCGCCGCCCATCAGCTCCATAAACTTCTGAAACGCCGACCTGCTTGCAAGTATAGCCGTCTCCTTATCGAGTCGTCCGTACTGCAATCCAAGCAGAATGCAACCGTGCGTGTCCTTATGTGTGTTCCCTGCGTGAAAAAGAATCTGGTCACGTTCAGGCACGTTTATAACCTGATACGTTAAGCCGAACTTAGGCGACCGATGTAGCTTAATAGTGTATCGACCAACTGGGATGCAGGAGATGCGCCGCTCGTTGTCCCTCCATGCGTCTTCCAGCGTAACCATCTCAGGCGAGTCATCAATACAGAGTACGCCAAGTGTGGCATCTTTGTATTCTGATACTCGAACTAGTTTCAGTTTCATTACATTTCTAGCCGCAATAAAGCACTGTTGGTACGCAGTAACTTCCATCCACACCCTCATGACTTCGATGCGTTGATGTTACTTTGCCAATCGTTGAAGATTTTATCTCAGTCCCAACCTGAACTCTTGCAGTGCCGTCGCCGTTAGACTCAAGTAGATCGCCTATTGCTACGGTAACACCAGCACCGACACGGCAAACAAACGCACCAAGAGAAGTCACATAGAGATCGTTAGTTTCATCCCAGCAATTATCCCAGGCACTAAACACGCCATACACCGCTGGAGATGCAACAGCGTCAGAAATCTTAACCTTTGGAAGCACTTCCTCTACTTCGTTAGGCCATTCACACATCTCACCAATCGACTCCAAAACAGTGCCAATCGGTATCTCAGGCTTGCTGCCATCTTCGAGTTGGCTCCAGTGGCTTCCTGAAAATGCATTATAACTAACAGTACCAGAGGCTACGGAAATTGAGCCCACAGTCGTAACGCCACGAATAAATTCAACCATTGTGCCGTCGTCAGTGCGGCGATTTATTCTCAGACCAACACCACTACCACCCGTACCTGCGCGGCTTGCTTCAATTAGTCCGTCAGTACGAACAACCGCCCCAGTAACGTTATTACCCGCTGGTGCATCATTGGTTGTACCTACGCAAAAGTGGCCATCGGTCCCAGCAAATCTAGCTATTTCAGTTGCATTGTTTTGAAAGATAATAGGGTTAGCGCCAGCTTTCTGGATTCGCAAATAATTAGTATCGCTTTGAATTCGACCAATTTCAGTACCTGCATTTTCAGTCAACAGCAAAACACTAAGGTTATCGGATGAGCGTCCACGAAGATTTAATCCAACGGCTGCACCTGAATTACATTGGACATTTAGTGGTGCTGATGGATCTGTAAGTCCAATACCTATATTGCCAGAATTCTTAATAATCATGCGCTCAGTCAAACTTCCACTGCCGTTTGGTGTAGTGTAAAAGCGCAAAGCACCAGGCATATCGTTTGTGGCACCTGGAGTATCATCCACACTACCAATAATAGCGGCCCCAGGGTCGTATCCAGTTCCATTTGCGCCATTAAATACAATGCCTCCAAACTGGTCATTTAGCTGAACAATCGTATTTGTTCCAACTGATGCAGCACGGCTTTTAGCAAGAGTTAAAAAAGATCCGGTAGCATCGGCGCTGAAACGAGTATTAGTAATGCTCAAGCCGGTCCCAGAGGTATTGATTCCAGCCTGTGCTTGTCCAAGCGTTATAGCGTCAGTGCTTGCAGTGCCAACAGCTACGTTGGTAATCTTATTGCCACCAATATTAAGGTTGCCAGTAGCTGCATTACTTCCATCCTTGTTTAGGCACTGGTTAATACCCGTAGCAAAGTCATTGTCTTGCGTGTCGTGTCGTCCAGCTTCAATTCCAATGCCAAGCGTTTGATCGCCAGTCCAGCCGCCAGTTGCTGAGTTACCTTTTGTATAATTTCCACCGGACCAAGGCATATGAATCTCCCTACACTAATCTCAAAACTTTCTCGACGTATTCTCTAGTCTCTTTTGGAATCTTAACAAACTGCTTAATGTTGTCCCAAGTTGGCGTTTTGCCTTCAGCCTTTACCTTAGCTATTGCGCTCTTTATGTTAGCCGGACCCCAGTTATACGCCGCCAATGCCAACCGCTCATCGCCGAACGTATCAAGCTGCTGACGCAAATAGCGGCTGCCTCCTTCTACGTTCTGCTCAGGGTCTGTAGCGTCCACACCAAGGTCTTTAGCTGTGCCAGGCATAAGTTGCATAAGGCCACGAGCGCCCTTGCTGCTGACTGCATCTTTGTTGCCAGCAGACTCCACTTGTATGACCGCTTTCACTAAGCTGGTTGGAGCGTACTTGTCTCCCTGCGGAAGGCTTACGTTTTGTTTGCCAACCTTTACTTGGCTTGCAGGATTAAGCGTCTTTTCTAGCTCTAAGATGCGCTGCTCAAGAAGCATGTTTTCAGACTCAAAGTCTTCCTGCGGCGCAGTAGCTGCCATTGACGCTGCCACCTCTGGCGTATCAACGACATTTTCTGTTTGGCTTTTGCCGCTGAAGTAACCAAGCTGTACGCCAAACTGCATGAGCGCATCAATGTTTGCTTTAGTTGGTGGCGCAGATGCCAAGTTAATAAGTTTGGGATTAGCTAACAGCTCTGCCTCGAAAGCGTTCATGGCAGAGTTGCGAGCTTCGCCAATTTGCTTGACCCAGTTACCGACGCTGTACCCAACTAAGGCTCCTGTCATTGTGCCAGAGCCAGCAAGTGTTCCAGCTAATGTTCCTTTACGCATTGCATTGATTACGCCACGAGCGCCAGTAAGAGCGCCTAATGCAGTTTGCCTGATACTTGTAATAGAGTTGCCTGATGCTGCTTGCTTCTCAAGCGCCGCCGGACTCTTGGAAACCTCAAGGTCTTTAAGTACCTTCTCAAGTTCTGGCAGGTCATCTTTAAACAACTTCTTAGCAATGGCTTTGTTGTTTGTAAGATTCTCAAGCGGGCCACCTTTCTTCATCAGCTTGTCACTAATGAACTTAGCTCGTCCCATCTGCAACACTGGTGAATCAGCAAACTGCCGTGCAAACTTTTCTGCGCTGCGCTCGTT